ACTACAACAAAACCTGTTATATTGGCTCATATAGATGCCTGGAAGAACGAATTAGAAACAATTAAACAATTTACAAATACATAATGGGATTATTTGATAAAAGAATAGCCTACAAGCCTTTTGAGTACCCTGAATATTACACCGAAGGTTGGTTAAAACAAGCTCAAGCATTTTGGTTACACACTGAAATCTCAATGCAAAGCGATATAAAAGATTGGAATGAAAAACTTAATGAAAAAGAAAAAAACCTCGTCGGAAATATTTTACTTGGGTTCGCTCAAACAGAATGCGCAGTTTCCGACTATTGGACTCAAAAAGTTGTTGGATGGTTTCCTAAACACGAGATACAGACAAATGGCAATGATGTTTGGATCACAAGAAACTGTACATGCAGTTGCTTATAGTTATCTTAAACGAAACATTAAAATTAGAAGACTATGAAGCGTTTTTACACGAACCTGCTACAGCTAGAAAGATTTGATAATCTTGTTGCTTATGAAGGAAAAAGTTCAGTTAATATTGGTAAGTCTCTTGCTGTTTTTTCTGCTTTCGCTGAAGGGGTTAGCCTTTATTCTGCTTTTGCTGTACTATATTCTTTTCAATTAAGAAATTTACTAAAAGGTATTGGACAACAAATGAAATGGTCAGTAAGAGATGAATCATTACACAGTAAAATGGGTTGTCAATTATTTCGTCATATGTGCGAAGAAGATAATCAATTACTGAGTTTATGTCGAGAAGATATAATCAAAGCTGCTGAAACAATGGTTAATCTTGAAGTTAAATATATAGACAAGATGTTTGAAATGGGCGATATAGAAGGTATATCATCTAATGATCTTAAACACTTTATAAAAAAGAGGGCAAATGAAAAACTTGTGGAACTTGGTTACGTCGATTTGGGCAACTACTTCGCGTATGACACTAAAGCAGCGAGTAATCTTGATTGGTTTTACCATCTTACCGGGGGTGTCACTCATACTGATTTCTTCGCTATTAGGCCAACAGATTATTCGAAAGCTAACGAAGGAGAAGACTTCGATGACATGTGGTAAATTTCTGTAAGTAACAATGAAATTATAGAACAATTATATGAAAGATATACTTAGTAAATTAGTTAGACAAAAAAGGTTAACACCTGTAAAAAGACTAGCAACTAGAGTAGGTTATATGGGCAGTGGTTTTTTAATCGCTGCTCAATGGACTATAGATCCTAAATTATATATAATAGGATTTATATTAGTTATGGTACAAACGGCTTCAAGAAAACAATGGAATCTTGTAGCTTTAAATATGAATGGGCTTATAGCCTGGTTAACACACTCAATATTATAATGTGGAACAATGAATGGAAAAAAGGAGAAGATTACCCTGCGTGGGGTAATACGGACGTATACAAGAAGACAATATCCGGGGGATATTTATTTGACGGAGAAACGCCTAGAGAGGCATACCAAAGAGTCGCTAAAACAGTTGCTCGTAGACTTTATAAGCCAGAAATGGCTGAAACGTTTTTTAACTATATTTGGAATGGTTGGCTTTGCCTTGCTTCTCCAGTGCTTTCCAATACTGGTACAGATCGCGGTCCTTCCTATTAGTTGCTTTGGTATCGACGTTGCTGACAGCTATACAAGACATAGGTCAGTAAAAATTTAGAAATGATGCTACTCGCTAAGCACGGCGGTGGAGTAGGTATCGGTATAAATCAAATAAGACCCGCTGGCGCTAGAATAACAGGTAATGGAACATCAGACGGAGTCGTACCTTTCTGCAAGATATATGACTCAACAATTCTTGCAACTAATCAAGGGAGTGTCCGTCGTGGAGCTGCCTCAGTTAATATCAACATTGAACATGATGACTTCGAGGAGTGGCTTGAAATCAGGGAACCTAAAGGAGATGTTAACAGACAATCGCTTAATCTACATCAGTGCGCAATTGTTGGTGATAAGTTTATGCGAAAGCTTGAACAAGGAGATAAGGAAGCAAGATCTAGATGGAGTAAATTACTTAGAAAGCGAAAAGCAACTGGAGAACCGTATATTATGTTTAAAGGAAATGTTAACAAAGCAAATCCAGCAGCATATAAAGACAACGGATTAAAGGTGCACATGACTAATATATGTTCAGAAATAACATTAACAACTGATGAAAACCACAGCTTTGTATGCTGTTTATCATCATTAAACTTAGCTAAATATGAAGAATGGAAAGACACTAACCTTATATACCACGCTACGTGGTTTCTTGATGGGGTTATGGAGGAATTTATTCAAAGAGCAAAAGGACTTAGAGGTTTTGAAAATGCCATTCGTTCTGCTCAAAAAGGACGAGCACTCGGATTGGGTGTACTTGGATGGCACACGTATCTCCAAGAAAAGGGAATACCTTTTGAAGGTTTACTTGCTCAGTTTGAAACTAGGAAAATATTTTCACAAATCAAAATTGAAAGCGAAAGAGCCTCGAGAGATCTTGCGGAAATTTACGGAGAGCCTTTATGGTGTGTTGGAACCGGTATGCGTAATACTCATTTACGGGCTATTGCTCCTACTGTTTCTAATAGCAAGCTTAGTGGTAATGTTTCTCCTGGTATTGAGCCGTGGGCTGCGAATGTTTTTACAGAGCAGAGTGCGAAGGGGACTTTTATTAGGAAAAACCCGACGTTAGTTAAATTATTAAAGAAACATAAACTAAACAACAATGAAACGTGGAATAAAATATTGGCTGACGGAGGTAGCGTACAGGGTATCGATGCTTTGGATAGTATTACTATGGGCCATGACATTCCAGTTAAAGAAGTTTTTAAAACTTTTAAAGAAATTAATCAATTGGAATTAGTTAATCAAGCTGGACTGAGACAACAATACATAGATCAGTCAGTTAGTTTAAACTTGGCATTTCCCTCTGAAGCTACACCTAAGTGGTTAAACAAAGTTCATTTTGATGCTTGGAAAAAAGGTGTTAAAACCTTGTATTATACTAGAACAGAATCTGTTTTACGTGGTGATATAGCTCAGCAAGCAATGAGTGAAGATTGTTTAGCTTGTGATGGCTAAAGGCTAAAAGTTATGACTTTTTTATACATATAAAAACTAATATGTATAAAAAACTCAATATGCTATACACATGTATACTAAAAAAGGGCTCTCAATACGAGAGCCCTTTCTTTTATAGGAATTGCAGGTATGGTACGCCTGATAATTTTTATTCCTATTTACTTAATTCATTAATAACTTTTTGTATTTCTTTAGGATCTATAGTTAACTGCATCGTTAAACCAGCTTGCCATATTTTTTTTAACTTATTGTTTTTATCAAATAATATTATAGCAGGTACTGATCTTACAGCTTCTTTAAATTTTTTAGGTTGCGAGTCATAGTCTACTTCTAGTATTTTTGCACCCCTTATTAATCTTAAAAACTTGTAATCGTTTTTATGGTTCCAGTCTGAGTTCATATAGAGTAATGTAGGCTCTTGTGAAAACAAATTAAAAGATAATATAAATGCAATTAAAATTAAAATATTTTTCATGATTACTTGTTTATTATTTCAAATAGTTTTTCATCTATTTTATCTAGTTTTTTACTGTTATTGTCTACTTTTTCATTTATGTTTATTATGGTTTCTCGAACAAGCTGATCTTTTAAATCATATTCTGTTCTATCTATTGGAGGTTTTGGCAATTCTTTAGCTAGCTGTATATCTGATTGCAAAGCAAAATACACTGATGCTAAAGATATAGCTCCACCAACTATTATACCTATTGTTTTCAAGTCTAATGTAACCTGTGTGTTTTCTGATATTTTATTAGTCATAGTTGTTTTAAGTAAATAATTTTATACTATTTATTTTTTTTCTTTTTCTTTTTAAATCTACTAACTCTACCTTTAGCATTTTTTTCTCTTTGAGCTGCTTTCTTTTCAGCGGGAGTTAATTCACTCCAAGTTGTAGCTGTTTTACTACTTATTCTTTTTTTAGGTCTAAACAAGTTTTCTCCACCGCTGTAGTCTTTATCTCCACTAGGTGTTTGCCACTCTTCTTTAAACCATCTTCGCAGGCTTGCGCCTTTTTCTGTTTTTCTAACAAACAACGGTGACTGTCTCATTATTTTTTACCTTTATTTTTTCTACACTTAGCTATTGCTCCACTCGCATACGCTGAAGGAAATACCTTGTATTGTTTCTTTACTTTATGATAGCATGCATCTTTTAATTGAAATGGTGATCCTTTTGTTAATTTCATAATTTTATTTTTAATAAGTCCATAATACGTTTTGTGCTTTATCTTTGTCTATATCAGCGTGAATAAAAGTCTTAGCAATACCAATTCTTTTAAATCCAACTTCTTTTAATATACTTGCTAATTTAAACCTGTCAGTAGAATTATTACATGCAATATCAACCGCTAGACCTTTTGTATGAGATGACGCAGGTGTACCACCTACTTTAGCATTATGCTTTGCAGTTCTGTAACCTGAGTTAATAACAATAGATTTGCCGTATTTCTTTCTAACAACATCAAGCATGTTAAGTAATTCTTCGCTCATCAACTGACCACTACCCTGAACATCAGGAGAGTCAAATTCTTCGTGTGTAAAATATTTTAACTTCATTATTTACTCATTCTTTTAAGTTTTTCAATTCTTTCTAATCTAGCTTTTTCTTCTTTTTCTTTCTTTTTTCTAGCTCTTGTTGCTTTTGCTTTTTCTGTACCTTCTATTTTTCTTTTAGCTTTAGCTTCAGTTTTTATAAGTTCATGCTCTTCATTTTCTGCACCTACATCCCAAGATCTCCAACCTAAAGCAAGAGCTAATCTTTGCCAAACGGTATTTCTATAATCTAAAGCTTCCGTTAAAGCATTCACTTCTGTTACAGCTCTATCTAAAGGTAAGTTTGTAATACCTTCAGCTACAGCACCCAACACTTTGTATGATGGGCTTAAATTAAATTTACCGTCTATAGTAACATCCCATCCTCTTTTCTCAATAACATCTTTTTCAAATTTCTTTGTTTGAATACCGCTGTAAACTTTTCTACCTTTTGATCCAATAGATGGAGCTAGATTAAAAAGAGATAATATTGTATAAGCGTGATCAGCCATAAATCCTTTTTCATCTTGTTTATCCCACTCTACAGCAAAGTTTTTGAGAGTAGATATAAAAGCTCCAGGTAAACCAAATCCTCCTTTTAAAGTAGTATCAATCATACCTTGTATTATTCTAGCCTGCTTTGTGCTATACACTTTTCCATACTTTTCTAATTGTTCTTTTTCAGTAAGTTCGTCATCTTCTTCTTCAAATCCAGGTATTAAAGCGAATAAAGCGTTTTGTAATGCAGAAAATATAACACTTTGAATAGTTCCGTAATATATAATTTGACTTAAATTAGAAAAATTACTTTGTGATAGCGTTTGCCCAGGCTTTCTTCTTCTGTTTTTTATATCTAAAGCAGCTTTCTTTATAGATCTGTTTAACTGTATAGGTGTATTTTGGAACGCTAAAAGTAGTCTACCTGCAGTACTTGCTTGATCAGACGATATTAAAGCTGGATCCCCTGACTGTTGAGTTTCTTCAGATATTTGACTAAAATCTTTAAAAGCCATTTCTTCCGCTTGCTCTTTAGTGTATAAAGCTTCTCCTTCTTCGTTTACTTTTTTCAAATAAGATTTTATTCTATTTCTATAGAATGTAGCACCACCTGCTGCAATAGCAAAACTATCCGCTATTTGTGTAGGTAAAAACCCGATTTTCAATAAATAGCTTAACGCGGCTGTTGCTTTATTTTTAGACCCTTTAACCGCTCTTGCAATTTCAGCTTCATTAACATCACTTTTTAAACCAGATCTTCTTTGTTTTAGTTTAGGTGAATTAAATAACGTTGCAAAATCAGACCAGTATTGTTTTTGGTTAGCAAACGCGGCAGCGGCTTTTATAGGATTATTATCTGACCAATTAATAAAGTTAACTGTTGACAATGTTTGTAGCAACGCTGATCTTCTATTGAAAAACATTATTGCTCCAATAGAATTATTAATCCAGTTGTTCCATTTATTAGTATTATTAGTAGTAGTAGACGGTCTATTTGTACCGTTTTTCATTCTATATAGAATATCCTTTAAAGCATCTTTGGTAGGTTCACCAAATCCAGCTTGAATTTTATTAAGATTATCCTCGCTAAATATTATGTCTGCATTTTCAATAAATTCTGATAAGAATTCTTTCCTACCTACTTTTTCAGTTAAATTATTCAAATCAGACAATATAGTCTCTGCATCCCAAAAATCTCCAGGCTTAGCCCATTTAGGTCTTTTTGCTATTTGTTGCAATTTCCTAGCATACTCACTTAACTCAGCATCGTTATTTACATATTCAACTAGCTTTTTTTGATCTATTTCAGACAAACCTGGTATGTCATATCCAGAAGCTTCCCATAAAGCAACCCTTATAGCTTGATCATGCGTAAATTCAGTTTCTGGTACAAGTTTACCAAGTTTCTTTATAACAGGTCTCATTTGTTTATTAAGTGCCTTAAAGTCGTCCTTAAACGATTGCCTAGTTTCTTCAATAGCTCTTATACCTTTAAAATACGGATCTATTAAAGCATCTTTAAAAAACTTTTGATCAGCTTCCCCTTGTTTGCCTTTACCAGCGAAAGTATAAGAAGTTAATCCTTTAAAGTCATCAAGAGATGAAGGTATAAATAATTTAAACTTACCTTTATTCTTACCTCTCCTGTTTGCTATTGTTCCGCTAATAGTTTCGTCTGCAGCAATACCCGTGCTTCTTTCTAGCATTTTATTGAACGTGCTGTTCATTGACTTGCTAAATTTAACGCTAGGTTTGTAAACTTTGTTTTTTTGGTTAAAAGATTCTTTGACGGTTTTTAATTCATTCATTTTATCAACAACAACATCCTTAACTCCAGCTGTTACTCTCTCTGCATAATACTCTGTTGATTGAGGAAAACCTACTTCTCTTTTTTGTATTATTTCTATTGTTTTTTCATTTACTTTTGGTAATGCAGGTGATTTACCATTTTTACCAATCCACTCAATTGTTTGTATATAATTATTTTCGTCTAATCTTTCAATTTTAACGTCAAATGTTGTAACGATTTTACCTGTTGTTAAATCTTTAGTGGTAGTAAATGACGATGCTAGTACTCCATCAACGTATTTAGATTTTTTACGGTTAACAGCTTTTCCACCATTGTTCATTTTAGTAGGTGTGTCTTGAACTGTTAAAGCAAGCTTTCCGTCTTTATAAACTTTTGCTTCAATAAGCTCTTTATTCAAATCATATATCTTATAAGTAGCTTTTCTACCCATAAAGTCACCTTCGCCGTAGCCAACTATATCAACTCCACCTTGTGAATTTATTTCACCTCTTGTGGTTAGTCCATCTTTCTTACCTAAATTTATTTGTAAATTTGCTGTTGGTTTATCAAATCTATCCCACCACTTCATATCAGTGCTACCGTCTCTGAAGGATATTAACTTCCCGTTTTGAAAAGCTACTACATATCCATTGCCATCTTCATTGTAATTTTTCCACTGCGTACGAGCGGTATCTAATTCTGACTTATCATTTGGTTTTCTAGCGATCAAGCACCAACCATTGAAATCTTTACCCCAATTACTATCAGCTACTTTTCTCATCGCCATTTGCCCGGCCTTAGAGTCAACTACATCATATATGGTTACGCCTTTAGGTAAAGATCTTTTATTACTAAACTCTTTTACGGTATCTGGGTTTATTCTCCTTGCTTTTTCTTCCTTAGCGAATTTATTTATTAATTCATCTGGGTTTTTATAAGCATAAGGATCTATTTTATTCACCTCAGATAATCTAATTGCTTCTTCTATTTTGTAACCGTCTTCTGGAAATATAGTATAACCATTAACAGTATAATATAAAGCTAATTTTTTGTATTTAGACTTTTTATTATCTGGAACTTTTAATCCATCAGCCCATTTAAAAAGCTCATCAACTTGACTAGGTATGTCTTTTAAATCAGGCCTTTTATTACGTAGCACATTTTCATATTCTTTTCTTTTACTTTTAGAAAACTGTATACGTAGTAGTGATTCATGATTGCTGTCAGGTTCAAGTCCAATTTCGTTTAAATCAACTGCATCAGATTTAGAAGATTTAAGAGATGTTGATTTAAGAGCTTTCTCAAAAGATTTATCAACAAAAATACTAGATTTACTCTCAAGTTTTTTTGCACTATCATTAGTTAAAGTAGGAGTAGCTGAACGCATTAAAATAACATACGTCTTTTTATCAGGATTATCTTTATTGTACCATCTTTCATCAAATTTCTGCCTAATAAACACCTTTCCGTCAAACTTTGCTATATCTAAATTTAAAGGGTTTTCATTTAACATGAAGTCACCTAGATCGCTAAAAGATATATAATTAACAGGAGTTTCCTTGTCTGCATAGTATTCCTTAACAATACCTGTGTCTAATATTAAATTTCTAGTGTCAGTGCCTTTTAAAAGATTAGCTACGTTGGCGTAAAAAACGTCGTGATCTACCCTGTAGTTACCAGTTTGGGTTAAGGTTACTTTTTTATCATTTAACAGTTTTTCTAATTCATTATATACATTTTGTACATTTTTGTTTTGTAGATCATTTTTTAAAATCTTTTCCTTGTACTCTTCAGATATATTTTTGTTTAATTCATTATTTTTTCCTTGCCCTTTAAGTATAAACTTTCCTAGCCTAGCCGTTTTTCCTGATTTTATTTCCCATGCAATCTCAAGTCCCTTGTATTTGAATATTAGATCCGGCTTTGAAGAGTCTACTTGCAATTCTGTTTGTAGCACAACCAGTCCAGGTATTTTTTTTGCTATTTTTACTATGTTGTCGATTGCTTGTTGTTCAGTTGCTTTCCACCCCTCTTCTTTTATTTTATTTAAAAATTCAGTGTATGGATCTATAACAAGGTTTGTAAGCCTGTTAAAATCGTCTTCAGGCATTATTTCTCTCAAATTAGCAATTGCTATTGATCTTTGAGTGTTAGTTTCGGCAGAGGTTATTTTATTAGCAGACTCTATTATTTGCTCATTAGACACACTAAACTTAACGGTACCTCTGTCAGCGTCTCTAAGTATTTGATTTACAAAATTGTCATTTAGTACTTCGCCTTGAGCTTCTTGATTTCCTTCAAAAGCTTTACTTATAGCAGAATTTTCATTTTGAATTTCTTTTGTAAAAATTTCAAAAGCTACTTCTTCAGCTATAGCTTTACCTAGAGCTTCTCTTTTACCTCTTATAAGTTTTCCTTTTTCGTCAATAAATAAACCTACAAAATCAGCATCAGAAACTTTGTCAGCAGGCACTCTTCTAACTATCTCATTACCAGCAGTAGCTCCTCTAACTAACGTTTTTTCACGATCAATCTTCTGACCGACCCATTCTGGATATGGTACAAAGTTTGGTGCAAATTCTTCTTGCACTACTTCTTTACCTCCAACGTTTACAGTTACTTTCTTGCCAGTAAACTTACCACCTACAGATTTTTCAATTGCTTGAGGAATACCGCCACTTACTTTTTTACCGTTGTCTTTACCCATTAAAAAAGTAGTAGTCATGTTCTCTACGATAGCTTTCTTATTTTTTATAAGATTCTTTTCATAAGTACCATCCTTTAACTTACCTAGTCTCTGTATAACAAGTTTAGGGGCAGCCTCAGGGTCTCCTACAACTTTTCCTATGTTTTTCCTAATCTCAGCAATTAAAGGTGTTGTAGCAGCATTAGCTCCTCTTTTATCTGTCATCTTAGTTGTTAAGTTCGACAGCACATTAGTTAGCTTATCTGTTATAGCTGTTACAGTAAAGTTAGGTATAACATTACTTTTAGTAATTGGAGTGTATTTTCTTTTTTCTTTTTCTTGAATAGTTGTATCTTCTTTTGCTGCAATATTTTTAGCTACGCTAACATCTTCTTTAAATCCACCTTCACCTTCTTTCTTAAATTTAGCCAAAGCTTCTTTCACTCTGTTTCTTACACCGTACTGACTACCTATTATATAGCCACCTAAATCATCATTTGATTCAGGATTAAAAGCCATTATATTCTTTTTTAGTTGAACACCTGCAACTTCTGTAAAGAAGTCATCCCAACTTTTACCGTAAACATTGTCAGCAACAACGCCGTAACCAGCAGCGATCTTTTTAATTAAAGGGTTAAGCATACCTTTATCGATGTCATCTATGACCTTAACAGCATTTTTTTCTTTAAATTCTTTATTTGTTGTACCTAAAGGCACCATAGATTTTAGCTGATCACCAATTCTTTTCTCATTTTTCTTAGTGTCTTCTTTAATTTTTTCTTTGATCTCTGTACTTACCGCAGGGTTTGCTGTTTCTTTTTTCTTAGCTAATCTTATTTTTGTTTCTAAATTAGTTTTAGCTGTTTGAAAATCTACTTCATTGTCAAAATCAAACTCATCCAAGTTATCTAATTGCTCTTGCAATTCTAATGATTTACTAGACTTAATATCAGTTTTAATTTCAGCGTCTATTTTCTCTTTAACTAATTTTCCTTTAGCTTGTTTTTCTGTAATTGCTTTTTGAGCTTTAGTTAATTTCCCTTTTTCTATGCTTTTATTGTAATCTTTTACGAAATTGTAAACATCTTTACCGCTATTAAACTTTATACCCGTGAGTCCAGCGTTTTGTAAAGCTCTACGAATTACATCACCAATTTTTGTAAATACGTTTTCATTAAATTTTATATCACCAGTAGCGATAGCATCTGAAAACAAAGTCAAAACCTCTTCGCTCTGAGTAGCTTTATCTGATTCTTTATATCGCTTTAATCTATTAGCAAACTCACTGTTTTTAATTTGATTAGCATCAATTTTGTTTATATATTCGTTTAAAGACGTACCTAAAGCTATTTGTGTTTCAGGTGAGTCTTTTACTGTTTGAAATAAAGTAGCATGTAGAAATTCATGAGCGGCTACATTCACAGCAAAATCCTTATTAGCTATTTCTTCGTTTATAACTATGGTTTGCTTACCAGTTTTAGAATCTTGCAGCACATAACCATGTTCTGAAGCTGCTTTTTTTATCAAGTTCCTATCTTTAACTATTTGATCCGCTTGCTTCTGATCTTTAGCTATTTCTATGTTTACAGATTTAACGTCTTCAGCAATTTTCATTACTTTTTCTGTAGTATTTCTAACTACAGTAGCAGCAAGTTCGTTGTCTATAGTTTTTACTCTTTCTATTTGAGGAGTAGTTAAAGCCTTGTCATTTACTCTCTTTATTTCAGAGTTTAATTTTGCTTTTTCTTTTTGTAGCTCAACAACTTTTATCTCATTATTTTCAGTTAAATTTAAAGGTTTTATCCTGTTTAAAATACCTTGAGTTTCCGCAGCGTTAGTTTTTATTTTGTCAGCTTGTTCAGAAGTGATTTCTCCATTGTCAAGCTTTGTATTTAGCTCTTCATTAAGTATTTTTTCAGAGTTTTTAATTTTAGATAAATTAATTTCTATAGCGTCAGTTTTTGTTTCAGGATTAAAAACATCTACTATATTACTATAATCACTATTTTTTACTTGTTTATTTATTTTTACTCTGTCTATATTTGTTTTTAAATTCCGCAACTGCCCAACTAAACTTAAAGGAGCACCTGCTTTTCCTACAACACCTTCAGATATTATATCTTTAGCGTTCATTTCTTGACCAGCTACAAATCTTCCAGCAACTTCACCTGTACTACCACCTATCATTTCTACAGCTCCGGAAGTGGTTGCACCAGCAATTGGAGCGCCTCTAAAACCAGCTTTAGCAATTTTTCCACCAACACCTTTAGCTACGCCTAGAGTAGCCAGCTCGGTAGCAGCTATTGTAAGACCTCTACCGATTGCTTTGTTTTTTAAGTCAGCTAATCGCTCTGGGTCTTTTAGTATTTTTTTAATTTCTTTAGAGTCAAGTCCACCCGCTTCTTCTTGTAGCAACTCAGAGAAAGTAAGTCCTGTTTCCATAGCCATCATAGAACCACCCATTATGCCTGGAAGAACTCCAGCTCCACCACTAACAGCAGCACCAGTAGCGGCTCCAGCGGCAGCAGCAGCTTTTACTTGATTAGAATAATATATAGAACCTGCTTGGCTTGCTACAGAACTGATTAGCATACTAGGAAGTACTGACGGATTTTTGTAAGCACCTTTAATGAAGCCCCAAAACCCACCACCTTCTTCTTCATAAATTCTATCAAACTCTTTCATTTCAGCAGATCCTAAATTTTTTCTTGCTATTTCTTTGTTCTTATTTACAAAGTCTGCAACTTCTTTATCAGTAGAATCTCCTCCTGAAGACAAAAGGTCAAAAGCTGGCTCAACAATTTCACTCTGCTTCAGTCCTTCTTTCCAAGAACGATGCATATCACTAAAAAAGTCCACATATCCAGGTATGGTATAAAAACTTTCGCTATCCTCAATTTTATCTTGATTAGCTAAGTCTTGTTCGTATTGCTCAAACTCTTCTTTAGTAACTTGGTAGCCATTTACAGAAAAAGGAAAAGAAGGTTGCAGTTCTAAAGATGGGTCAGCTGGCGCTAAAGGAACATCTTCGACTTTTTCAGTATCTTGTGATTCCGATGGAGTATCTACCGAAGGTGATTCCGTAAAACCTGCTTGCGATGCTGTCATTGGTTGCTGCACTGCATCCGCATCCTCTACAGTGCTTGTTGGAAAATCCTGTGGTTCGTCTTTAATAGCGATAGCATCGGGAAATCTTAATAAAAAAGACTCTACTTTATCTTCCGGCAGGTTGTAGGTTTTATTGTTTACTTTATATTTTGGCATAATTTTATTTTATTTAATTTTCTGAAACTTCTAACTCAGCAAGTTCTTCATCTGTAATTGGAATTATCCCCTCTTCATTACCTTTATTTATATTATCAACTCTGTTTTCCCATTTATCTAAAGCAGATTCTTTATCTTCTTTACTTACTCCTTGAACATCATAACCTAACTCAAGAGCTAGCTTTTTGAAATCTCTTGGGCTTTTTAAACTTGATAAGTCCTCCCATTTATTTCCGTTTTTTTGTTGTATTACCCAAGACCCAACATCTTCTTTCCATTTAGCTTGTACTCCTGTTGTTATAGAAGAGGGGATTATTTGCGGAGTAGGAATTCCTTTACCATCCCACTTTTGAAGAGCTTTAAATTGTTTATCAACTTTTGCAGACATTTTTTCTAGTCCACTAAGTCTAGGCGCAGATCCTTTTTTATCTTTTTTATCTTCACTTACTTTAGCAAATATATTATAGGATTTTTTTGTTTGATGCATCAGTGAATTTACTAAAGCATTTTTAATTAATTCATTTTTTCCTTCTCCAGTTAAGTCATCATCATAATCAAGATCTGGCTTATTACCTTTGTCAAGTGTATTATTATATAATCTTATTTTTTCTCTAGGAGATAACCCAGCTAGTACCATATCAGCATTAGGTGCTAATTGTTTTCTAAAATAATCTTCAGTAACTTTATAGCCCGTGCCTTTACCATCTGCCCCAACAAAAGACCCCGCATCTTTTCTATATTCCCCAAATCTCGAAACAAAATCATTTGTGTTCATAGTTACATTAATAGCTTCAGTCATTTCCTTTGTAACATCAGGAATCACAGGTGGCATTTGCGTAGTCCCTACGTTGTCGTTTATAACACTACCTACAAACCTTTCGCCATCTTTTGTTTTCTTATAAACGTCTAAAGAAAAAACAACTTGTCCGTTTTTATTAATTTTATATTTAGCTTTAGTTCTTCCTTCTGATTGATTTGCTAATACTGAAAGCTTCGCATAAAGCTCAGGGTTTTCTTTAGGGTCTATAGCGCCTGGTGTACCAGGTATTTTATTGACTTGGTCAAGTGTTGCTTCTTGAGCCATGGCTGTATTTTTTAATGTGTTAGCCATAGTGTCTCCAATATTTTCCATGCTGTTGATGAATGTTTTTTCTTCAGCGGTTCTTTTAGCTGGATCTTTCATTAACAATTTATTCATTAAGTCAAGTTGCGAATCTAGGTCTCCAAAATCTGCGGTAGGATTTTTAGATTGCGTTTGCATTATAGAGTTTTGAGCATCAGCAACTCTTTTGTCAGCTTCAGCTCTAATAGCAGCCGTCTTAGCCGCATTATCAGCATGTATTTTGTTTATACTAGTGACAACACCTGTTCCTATACCTGCTAAAGTTTTTTGCAAGTTTTGTTCAATCTGTCCAGATTGTCTGTCTATATATTGTGTTGGATTTCTATAACTCATTTCTTGTATTTTTTATTTATCAGCTTTTTGGCAATTTTAATTGACCAACACTACTATCAAACCCACCACCAGTGTTTACATTAAACATACCCCCGTTTAAATTATCTGTAAAACCAGTGCTTCCACTAGGCAACGAGGCAGAATTGTCATAAGCGTTTGCTTGCCGCGATGCTAGACCTGTTAATAGGTTTCCACCAATAGAAGCTAAACCTCCTATAAGTCCAGCTTGGTTTGCTCTTCTATCAGCAGACGCTTGCATAGCCCTACCTTGAGCACCGCTTAATTGTGCTGATACTCTGTCTAGTTGTTGCATCTCTCTTGCTTCTTGAGCGCCAAATACAAATTGTTTTCCAGCTGCTTCTAATCCCTGCACTCTTCCACCTTCACCTATTTGAATGCCTTGAACTCTTGCAGCTTCTTGCATTCTCATTCTATCTAGTTGTTGCTCTCCTTGCGCTCTTAGCCTTTCATTATTCGCTTCTTGTTGCTCTATACTAGCTGAAACCCCTTTTTTACTTTGCAAAGCAGCTTGAGCTAACGCGGTAGCGCCTCCTGCACTAGCACCTGTTGACCTTAGGGTATCTAAAGTATTAGCTAATGATATGTCCGCTTGTTCTATTTGCATTTCCGCTGCTTGAGTAGCAACACTTAAATTTGCGTATGGATTAGAAAGTGATGAACTAAGGTCTATAGCTAAGCCACTTAAATCCCTTACACCTGAATAAGGGTTAGTTATTTCTTGCCTACTAGCTTCTAATGTGCTTAACTTTCTTTGTAGTCTAGCTTGTTCTTGCTGTGCTTGTCTTTCAGCTCTTCTTCTTCTACCGCCTCCAAATATAGATCCTATTATTTGAATACCGCCAGATATTAAGGCAGCTCCTGCCATGGATAAAGGCTCGGCCATTTGAACATTACCTTGTCCAAAGAAAAATATTTCTAAAAATTCTATCATGTTGTTTGTTTTTTATCTTCCGTAAGTTGCACCGACTGCAAATAATTCTTTTAATCCACCTGGATCTGTTGTAGCATCTGTTTTCATAGTTACTGTAGCATAATAAGCTTTTATACCTGTACTGCTAGGCCCCATTATTACTTGGCCAGCTATAGGTGTGGGTGAATTGTTTGGTATTGCTGCTGCATATCTGTTTTGTTTTCTATCAAACCCTGCTCTGTATTGAACATTACCATCTAAATAAGCACCTTCGTCATAGCTATATATTTTAGTATAAGTGTTAGGGGTAGCTGGGGTAGTAACATCTACTGTTGCTTGATTAACATTATTAGTCCAACTACCACTTGATACATCTGCTCCAGTTTCATCAGAAACTAAAGATGTAACTTCCCATCCATTACTACCCTCGTAATTAATTGTTTTAAAAGTCTTCATAGAGGTAGGCTCTGGGTTTAAAACAAACTTTACAGAAGCATCATTATTTACGCCGTAAAATTGACCTCTTGGTACAGAGTTATTACTATTGTCGGTTAATGAGTAATGTTTATATACGGAATCAAGATTAGTTGTGTAAAATTGACCTCGAGAGCCAAACATAAAACTAGGTTTGTAAGTATAAAAACTACTCCACCCGTTTGTAGCTTCATTAAACGATAGCGTAGCATAATCACCGTTCAGTTGCTGCATAGATAATGTATAATTTTTATTATATATATCATAGCCTCCTATTATTTTACCGGTTGAAGAGACTAATCCAGACTGATCTCTAAAGAAATCAACCATACCATAGTTTGATATTTCAGTTATACCATCCATAGATAATCTAAGTACCGCATTTCTGTTTCTGTCAGTAAAATATTTTTGATAACCGTAAACAGCAAAAGACTCGGGATTTGTAGATATACCAAACTCCCCAGCGTAAGCTATTATTTGACCTATAACTAATTTAGCAGATGTTGTTATTGCTCCGCCTTCAGCAGAATATATAGCGTCTTTATCTATTAAAGCTCTATTTACTTTTCTTTCTTGGAATATAATTAAGTTAGTATCTTCAGCATAAAGCTTTTGTATACTACCATTAATAGGATCCACACTCCTAGTTATTTCTTCTGCAACACTGAATTCATTAGTTCTATTTATACCTGTTCTTGAATTTAAAACACCTGAATATATTAATGAATTTGATAGTCTTGATTGATTGTCGTTGTCCTCAACTAAGTAAGCTTTAACTCCATAATCAGTAGATGTATTGTTATAACCGCCTCTAATTCTAGACTCTTCAATGTACCAATCTTGATCAGTGTCTTCTGTTTGAGGAGACGACCATGGTAGTGATGTAATAGCTGAATCTACCAAATCTTCATAAGGCACATCAGATATCTTCTTAACAGCATAAGAGTTAAAGTATGGTACTTCAAGTGTTATAGACATATTATATTTATTACTTGTTTTTTACTGTTATTACTTTGAATTATATAATATAACAATTACTATTTGGGCCTGTTCCATATACAGCATCTCCAAATTTCACATGAAAAATCCCTGCGTTGGTGCCGCCTCCGCAATTAGCGCCTGCCATTTTAGAAGCAATAACCCTGTATTCTCCAATAGCGTCAAATTCCCAATAGTCCTCAACAAAAGCAGGTCCGCTATTGTCAATTGATATTCTCTCATAACCAGTAGGTGACGCAAAAGTATTACCATTAGCTAACTGAGCCGTAGCCCAAGAAGAACTACTCGTTGCTCTATATTGAACTAAATAATCAACATAAATATCATCACTTAAAACTGTTTCTCTTTGCAGGTAAGGTTTTATATACATTTTACCTTGAGTTAAAGCTCCTGTTGTTTTAGGATTAAAATTAGATCTATATTTAGCGTTGTATATTTTATTTGGAGGATATGCCGTGTTGAATGGCGTTCCCGCGTAAGTACCGCTAACTTGTTCATTAGTTCCGTAAGCAAAAAATTGATACTCTATATTTTCATTACATTCAGCGTTCGTACCTCCTTGTCTACCAGCACAAATAGTTTGAGGAACTGGATCTGTGCCAGCAGTGAATGAAATAGTACATGTGTTAGACGAACCAAATCCATTAGCGTCTGTAACTTTAACAATTATGCTATACGCATCTTCATCAACCAAAGTGCCTGAATTAGCGGTTAAAACACCTGAGGAACTTATGCTAAATCCATTTAATATAGCTTGTGGGTTACTAGAATCTAATTCAAAAAGTAATTCGCTAGCTTCATTACCTCCGCTGGTATTACTTCCGTTTTCAGCTGTAAAACTATAAATTGTAGACGTGCCTGTAGTTATACCTGTTAAAGTTAGCGGACAAGTTGCAGGCAAGGTAAATGTTGGTTGCTCGTTGGTTAACGTAGCTGTATATGTTGTGTTATCAGTATACACTGTTCCAGAAACAGGTTCATAAGTAGTTTGAAAAGTTAAATTGTAAATATCACTAGAGGGGTTATCAGCTGAGTCTTCACTGTACCAAAAATATGTTGCGGCTGCTGTCTTTAACTGGTACTGAGCATCTATATTTGAATAAACCAGCTGGAATTGACTAGCTATATTGTTGTTTTGACCTACATCGCTAGCTCTATAAGCAGACAGTATAACAGGAGCTGATGTAAATAAAGCGTTGTCTGTTATATTTGTTCCTGATCCATCTTTCCAAATTATATTACTACTACCTATTTGACTTTCCGGAGCAAGACTTTCTGAAAAAGAAGCAAAATTATTTCCATCAATACCTATAATTCCTACATATTGATTGTTTATTATTTCATTTAAAACAGCTACTTTACCTTGAAGCGATGTTTCATAAAATAACTCTAAAACAGACTCAAATGGTTTTGTTTCAGCTATTGATAAAAAAGGCTGCATGCTAACTATTGAGCCGGTAGCTGCTCTATCTTTATTCGTTACATAAGCCCCTATAGGCCCAGGATGAGTGGGTCTTGTTTGCGGTTTTGGTGTTTTTCCGTTCTGTGTGGTACTTATTTGTAAAATAAAAGGATTAGAGTCTGAATCGTATAATGGCTGTAATATAGGTGATTGCCCCCAGGGTATAGATCCTGTGGGGTTAGTATTTTCTTCAACTCCTGTTACCGCCCCTCCATACGGCGGTGTTTGGTAAGTATAGCTGCTAGTTGTAACAACAGAGCCATATTCTCCTTCTGGAGCATTGGCTACAAAAGGTATACCTGATATTTCTAAATCTCTGACTGTAGATATTGTTGTAACTTCCTGCCTTATTAAGCCTGGGTAGTATTGTTTATTCCAAGGTTCAAATTTTTGTGGATAACCATAAGGCCTATCACCCACTGCAGCGTTTTTGTTTATAGCCGGGTTATTTACTCTTATAAAAAGACTTTCACTACTACTATATTCTCTATCATTAGGGCCTACTTCATTAAGATCCCTAGGAACTTTATTTATATTGTCACTTAGCAACACTGAAAACGATGTTTTATCTTTTTCTGTTGAATTAATCACAGGATAACCATCTACAAATCCCGGTAAATACACATTATAATATTCTTGTTCTTGCTGTTTAACAACTATTTTGTACGAATACCAACCTAAAGGATTATAATTACTAGAGGTGGAGTCACCATTGTAAATACCTGGTTGACCACCCGTGGTTTCTGTACCTATAGCAGAATCAATTCTAACACTTAAAGCGTCTCCTAGCCAGTTTATAACTTTAGAATTATTTTCTTGTTGAGCAAATGTTTTATATGGAGCAAATACAGTTGATCCACCTTCTTCGTTTTCATTATAATCATGAGAGGATAGTATTACATTTGATTGCCTGCCGTATTTGTCAGCTAATATAAATCCTACCTGATAAGTTCTGTTCTGTTTTAAAGTATGAGACGGGTATTCTATAGTGTTAACGCTATAAGCGTCTCTGTCCTTAACTATAGCCGCGTACGGTATATCAGAAGGGCTCGAGTGTTTGTCTATATAGTTTCCGTAGACAACTCTATTACCTATAATTTCCTGAGATAATGCCTTTACAGGCACTTTGTCATACACTCTAGTAATATCATTATTGGGAAGAGTTTTATAAGGTTTGCTAGAAGCGTAATTATATGGATAATAATAAGTATCATTATCCCCATGTACAGCGTCATACCACTCTATGTATTCTAAGTTATTTGTTTTATTAGGTAAGTTTACTATATCTACAGTGTTTAAAACTTTCACTGCTAAAGCATCTGATTCTTTATAAAGTATATCTATATCTTTTATTAAAAGATTATCTATATTTTGTTGTAGAGTATTATACGGTAGCGGTATTTTTAATAATACATTTTGAACGTTATTTTCAAACCAGGCAACTATTGTAGATTTGTAAGCGTTATCCATATCTTCGGTTAAAGAATCTGTTCCTCCACCGAAGTTACTAAATTGTTTAGGTATAAATATAGGCTGAGTAAAAGGAGCCATTAAAGAATGTTCGTTATCTTCAAATTTAAACCTGTAGCTAAATCTAACAAATTTGTCTTCTAAAAACTTAGAGTTAGAATCTTGTTGAGACCAAAGCGGATCATAATCTGAATTAATACCTAGCTTCATAACAGCGGATCCAGGCCAGGGATTTGGTAAGTTTATAGGCGCGTTAGATAAAGTAACTCGCCAGGTTAAAAATTCACCACTTCCTGAAAATTGTGTAGCTGTTGCGGTGACTATAGACGTGTTATCTGGAAGGTAATTAGTTGTACCTGCTACATCTGTCATTAAAACTAAATCACCTAGGTTAGGTATAACAGCAGCCTCTTGGTTTAAAGCTGGAAGTGAAAATTGGTAAACAGTGCTAGCACCTGTCCCTGAGGGTATAGAAATACCCTGCACTTTAAGCCCATTAGGATTGTACTCATTTGTCTTGTTAGTAGCCGTTGATCTAGTTATAGATAGTTTTTCGTTAGATGCAACAGTAACTTGTCTTGACAAAGTTATCGTATTAGATACTCCTCCAGGATTTACTGCTACAACGTATACTCTATTGTCCCAGCCGCTAGGAACAGTTATTGTTTCTAAAGGAAATACAGCATCACCTGGTCTTATGCCTGTGGAATCATTAACAGTTAGAGTACTAACATTACTACCGGCGTTTGATTGTACTACAATTCTATCCATAGTTATGATAGGCTCGCATGGAGCGTACTTAGCTACTGATATTTGTTCTTCTTTAGTATAATGATTAGGGTTTGATGCGCTTTCCGGGTTAGCTAATGTTATATTTATTTTACGGGGTTGGTTTAAATTGTCAGTAAAAAATAAAAGATCTTCTACTAAATTTATACCAATTATTGGAAATGATTGATTAAAATTTAAAAACGCGCCATAAACTAATGTTTTTCTAGTGTAGCTACCAGCTAAAGATAGTTCATATATATAATTATTAGCCGAAGTGTTGTAATCCCCACTAGCGCTGTTATGATTTGTAGCAAAAATGAATACTCTATCATTAGACTCGTCTACGTAAAAACCTATTATTATAGCTGAATTTTCTGTTTGTGAAATTGATTTATTACCTAAAATATTTTCAAACTCACCAACAGTTGAACCCTCAGATCTACTCAAGGCTAAATTTATAGCCTCTCTATATTCACCATTAGGTATTATGCGAGGATCAAGATCTTGATTCATCTTGCCTTTGAGAAATGTATTTTTAATTTCAGCCATTTAATTCTAGTGTTTTATCCATTTAGATTTACCTCTCATTACTTGAACTATCTCATCAAGTTTTATATTTGATAATCTTAATTTAGCGTTTCTTAATTTAGCACTTCTTTCTTGCTTTAATCTTCTTACTATATATTCAGGTTGGTTTATTCTAGAAGCTACCACAGCGTGGCTTATATGAGCATATAGAGCCTCCTCCGCTAGTTTAGGAACTTTAGTTTCCATATCGGAAGCTAGACCGTCAGAAATATACTCTAAAACTATAAGTGCCCCGGCTAAATTACTAGAAAAAGATATTTTACCTTCTCTGTGATTTATAGTAAACCATCCATTAACTTGAGCATACTGAGGATCTATTCCGTAGTTCTGTCCTAAAAGCTGTTCATCCCAACCCCAACTGTCATAACCTTCATTGTATAGATCTTCTAAATCACCTTGATTTATTAAAGTGTCTTCTGCTGTTCGCCATCTTTCTTCTGTTATCGATGTTCCTTCAATATTGTTTCCAAAATTGTCTTGTGTTGGCACACCTTTTGAATCTTGTACAGGGTTTTCAAACGGATTCGTAGTTAAATTGTTTGCGGGGTATATAGGTCTTTTTACACCTAATTTATCTATCCAAGATATTTTAGTGTAGTTTACATAGTCTTGAGGTATCACCACACTCAGTCCGGGAGGTATGTTTAATTCTTGAGACTTAATACTTTTTAATGTATCGTAGCTAAATTCTTGTAACCCGCGCTTTGCATGAAAAACAAGATCTGTTCTTTTGCAACTTGTTATTAATTTACCGTCCCCTACGTAAGCAACCATAAAGTTATTTATAATATCGTCAAGCTTTATGTAAGAATAAGATCCGTAGTTTTCCTCAACAGTATTACCGTAAGCATCTCTGTTTCCGTATTCACCACCGCTCAATATTTTTAATTGAACAACTACACTTGTGTTAGCTGCTAGGTTTCCTGTAAATGTTATTGTATTACCTGATACAGTGTAAGGTAAAGTATATTCTGTATATGTTAAAACACCTGCGTCTGCGGTGTATAATTTAAAGTTATTTAAAGCATAATTTGGCTGAAGAGGATCATAACTACCTAGCACTAATTCAGTGTCAAAGGTAGTCGTGAAGGCTTGCCCAGTACCAGCTGCAGATAAAAACTTTTGTACACCTGCGTAATATTGCTGATTATTTTCTGTGATTAAACCCATGTATTAAGATTTTTCGTTTATGTCTTCTTGTTGTATTTTTTGAGCAGCTACTTGTATTATAGTAGGATCTTGTATTATTATACCAGAGTATAGTAGTATATTTGTTATAACGTTCACCTGTTCAGATGGATGAAGCTCAAAATTAACTGAGGAGGTTGCATCGTATATATACTGGCCTAAGCTACCAACTGAATACCCCCAGTTAACATTTTTTGGTTTTCTAAGAAAAGTAGCTTTTACATTGGTAATTATTCCTGTAGGTTTTACAGACAATTTACCGCTCTCGTAAAGATATACAGGAAAGTTTTCACTAGGAGCTGTTAGATCTGATCTGTCTATGTTATAAAATTCAACTCTTTGAAGCCTTTGAACTTCTATGTCATTAAAAGTAACTGTACCTAGTCTATAGAAAGAGAATTGATTAGAGCCTGATGAGTCGTCATAAACTATAGTAGTGTTAGTTAAATCATCAGTTACAGGTAGAGCAAACGAGTTGGGTCCGTAATTACAAGAGCCTATACATTTAAAGTTTGATATCCTATCATCTATGTTAATTTGTCTGTTACTGTAATCAAAATCAGCTTGTGTTACTCTTAGCTGCTGATTAAGATCTTCAAAGTATTTTTCAAATATATCTAACTGAACTTGAGTAGCTGTTTTATTGAATTCATCAGGCGTTATGTAGCCTCGTTGCTCTTGGTTAAGTACTAAAAGAACAGTTTTATACACGTTGTCTACATTTATTGCCATGCGGGTATGTTTTTATTCAGAAAAGTTAGTAAAAATTAATCTAGATTTTGATCTTTCTAATTTGTCTATTTTTTCTATTAATAATCTTTGTAGTAAGTTTGGATCTGTTTTTTCTCTATTTGCTAATATAGCGTAAATCATACAAGCATATAAAGCTTCTTCAGCTAGTTTTGGAATTGCAGCAGATTCATCTGTTGTAAGCGAATTTGATAAGTAGGTTAATACAAAATTAGGATCTCCTGTACTTCCTGGGTCAAAAGATATAGTTTTTGTGCTGTAGTTTATTACAAACTCTTCTTGGCCTGGATTTGCAGCAACTTGTTTATAAACATCCCCGTCTACAATTATTGAAATTATACTGACAAAATCCGCGGGTAAAGCATAGCTTAATGGTAAGTTACCTACATCTACCGTGAATTTACTTTTTAAAGTTTCATAAGCAAATTCTTGCAGACAACGTCTAGCGTGAAATATTACTTCTGTTCTCTTAGAATCTGGTATAAGTTTTCCAGGTCCAGTGTATGATATTATAAAGTTGTTTATTACATCATTCAATGATATAAAAGCATTAGTTGATACTGTTGTTGCCATGTCTTATTATTTTTGATCGTTAGCGTTTATTTGTTGTTCTTTACCGTTAGCTAAAGACATAACAAATTGATCTTTAGTCATTACTCCTGCATATCCTAGTATTTTATCTATCAATAATGGTTGATCTGATTTATGTATTTCAAAGTCTTGAGAGTCTAATTTATTATATATGTAGTGACCTAGTTCAATGTCTACATTAAATCCCCATTTAGGATCTGCTGGAAATTTTAAATAATTTAAAACAACATCACCAGTAAGTACTGGGTATAAGGTTATCACCCCTCCCTCGTAGGTATAAGCAGGGTAATAAGCTGTAGGAGCAGTTAACGGAGATTGATTAGTTGTATATATTTCGTACTGCTGTATTCTTTGAGCTTCTCTATTATTATATATAACAGAACCTAATTCTTGAACAGTTGAAGATGGCGTTACATTTGAAGAGCCGTCCAATGTCAGTGATTCATTCGTTTTAAATATAGATATTTTTTCATCCAGTAAAGCCATCCTGTCAGCGTAAGCTAATGATGTTTGAGGCATTCCAAGCAATTGATTTAAATCATCAAAGTACTGAGTAAAAATTTCTTGTTGCGCTTGAGCAGCAATTTTGTTGAACTCGTTAGGCGTCAACACTCCTCTTTTTTCTTGTTCCAGCACAACTAGAACAGCTTTATAAACCTTGTTTATGTCTATAGCCATTTTCTTTTATTTTTAAATTTGCTTGTTTAATATAAGAGGCTATGCTATTATAACCTCTTATACTTTTTATTATTACATGTTATTCTAAGTTTTTCTCTACTGACCTATAAACTTCTACACCTTCGTCGGTTTTAAAGTAAGCTGCCATTGCAGAGTATGGGTTTTCATCAAAAGGTACAGTCATTAATTTTCTACCGTTTGACCCCCAAGTAAATGTTCTTTGATCTTGTGACAATTTGATAATACCCATTTCAGAAGCCTTTATAGCTATATTTCTTAATTGTACATTATCATCATTTGCTAACTCCATAAATAAATCTGGATTTCTCTTTGCAAATAATAAAAGATCTCTCTTTAATTCTTTAGTTGTCATGCTCGAAACTTTAGACCCTAATTCAACACGAAGTATAGCTTCAGCGTCATCAACATCCATTGTTCTAGCTGCCATCATTGCATCTATTTGAACTTCTAAATCTTCTAATTCATCTTCAGCTATAGCTACCGGATTGTGTTCGTAGTATTTATTGCCTAATAAAGGATGATACAAAGATAGTAATTTTTGTAAATTTTGTTGTTCTTTTTTAACATATAAAGCACCGTCTTTAAACATTATATGTCCTAATGTTGCTTGACCGTTCTGCTCATCTATGAAAGGAGAATTTTGATTTGTTGCGTATCTAAGTTCTCTTTGAAGACCTTTTTCTTTATCAAAATATAATAAAGGGTGTCTTGATGTATGTTTTGATGAAATTGTTAATGTTAATGGTGCTTGACCTATAACTATATACATTCTATCTTTTACTTCCCAACTTGGTTTAGCTGGTTCTTGTTTATTTGGAGCAGTCATTACTTCTTGCTCTTGTATTACTTCTTTATTTGCTACAGGCTTTTTAGCTGTAGGCTTTTTTGCATTTGCTGCCATAATATAATATAATAAAATTTTTAATAAGAGTAATAATTACCCCTGTCAGTTCAACAAGGGTAACTACTACATTAATTTAATCGGTACTAGTCTGTGAATAACACAAAGTTGTTAGCCGCTTGAGTCACTAAACATCTTTCAGATAAGAAATGAACTTCCATAGCATCTAAATCAGAAGTAGCTGCGCCACCTACAGATCCAGTGATCCAGTTTTTCATTCTTCTATCATCAGCTTGAGAAGCTCTATATCTTACGTGTAAGAAAGGTCTTCTGATGTTAGTTCCTAATATTTGATCGTAAACTGTAGAAGTTCCAGCAGGTACTAATACTCCTTCGATTCCAGCATCAGCAACACCTCCACGAGTAGAAGCGTCGTTTAAGTATTTCCAGTCAGTTTTGTAGAAGTCATAAGAACCTCTTCTGAATCCAGAGAAACCTAAGTTTAATGCCATTTCTTCAGAGTTTTCAAATACACCGTAAGAACTACCACCTTGGTAAACAGAACCTGCACCACCTGGAGCACCAACAGCTGCTAACATATCGTCAAAGTCTAGAGAAGTTTCTCTATTTAAGAATAACATGTTTTCTTCGATAGCTCCTTGAGTATCTAAGTTTTTAAGAATTGAATCAAACTGAGCTAAACCAGTTGTTGCAGTAAAGTCTACTAATACATTTCCACGGCTTTTAACAGCAGCGAAAAGACCTTCAGTACCTTTAGCAGTTGTAGTTGAACTTCCAGATTTTAATTCACCTTCTACCATAGACATTTCTAAGTAATCTTCAAAACGTAATCTTGTTTCAGATTCAGCTTTTAAGTACCATAAGAAACCTCCTTGACCAGACTCGGTAGCTACTTCAACCCATCCAATCTGAGCAGTGTCAGATCCATTGATTGCATACTTATCTTTAATGATAATAGGAGAGTTAGAGTATTGAGTGAAAGAAGGTGTTACAGAAATTCTGTTAGCATCTCCAGTTCCTTTTCCATACTCAGATCCGTATACGAAAATCTTAAGTGCTGGTCCACCAGTTACTAAATCTACTTCAGCAGCTCCTGCTCCAGTTCCATCCAAGGCTTCTTGCGAGTAAGGTGCTACAGTTAATACACCTGCACCTAATGCACTACCAGGAGTAGCTCCAGAAGCAACAACGTAACAGTTTAATTCTGCTCCAGTTGCTGGATTCATCACTACAATTGTAGAACCAGGAGATACAACGTTTTCAATAAGAGTTGCACCAGATCCACCAACAGGAATAGTTAAAGTAGATACTTTTGATCCTACCGCACCTGTGTTAGTTGCTATTACATTCTCGTAAGAAATGTGTAATCTATTTTGCTCAGACCATACTACTTGATCAGAAGTCATTGGCATTTCAGCTCCTACCATTCTTAAGAAACCACCTAAGGTTCTATTTCCATAACGCTCTACTTCAGCTTCATAGATTTCTGGTAAGTACTGTTGTGCGAAGTCACTCGTTCCATCAGTAAAGTTTAAATAATTGCCTTCTAAGGCTTGTTTTTTTGGTGTTGGAATTAAACTTCCAAACACCGGGCTTACATTTGCCATAATCTTTTAATTTTTTAGTTAAATTTTTTTGTTTTAATTCTAAGTTTAGAAGAATCAGGACCACTTATTGACTTAACTTTTATTCCGTTTACGAACTCACCTGAGGTAGTTTGCCTTGGCTCTGTGCTAGGATTTTTAGACTTGTTAACTATTTCTTTAGTAGCGTCTGTTCTTCCTTGTTCGTAAAAATGATTAATAATCTTGTCAGCATTTGAAGCAATGTAAATAGCTTTGTGATAACCTTTTGTGTCTTTTATATTACCGCTTTCGTCAAGAAACTTTCCTACGAAATTGTTAATACTTGATTGGTTTTCTGCAACTTTATTAGGATCTTGTAAACCATATCTAAACTTCTTCTCACCTACATTGAAGTCAAAACCTTTGAATTCATTAGTAAAGTAATCATTTGTTTTTGATTTAAAGTTCGAATGCTGTTGCTCAGCTATCTTCTGATCTTCTTGATATCGGTTGAAAAACTCCATTGCTTTTTGTTGTTCCTGAGTAACGCCGGGTCTCAACTTGATTTCGTCGTAATATTTACTCTTGGTATTTTCTAAAAAGCCTTTTGCTTTTGCAACCTCTTCTTTAAACGCAAGTTTCTTTTTGCGTATATCTCTTTCCTCATCTAAGTCCTCGTCGTAATCGTAGTCTTCTAATAGTAGGCTAACGTCGTCTGATTCTAAATAAGGTTTTGTTTGTTTGTAATATTCTTTTAATAGTGTTTTATCATCAACACTTGAGTAGTCTGCGTTTAATCTAACGTAGTCTTCCACTGATCCACCTGTTTCTTCCATAAAAGTAACAAGTTTATCTATGTTTTCTGGCAACACTCTTTGCTCAGCTACTGGCTGAACTTGTTGTTCAATAACTTTCTCAGGTTCTTGGGCAGGTTCTTCATCTACAATTTCTATAATACCATCTTCTTCCTCGTTTTCCTGAGTATCATTAACAACTACAACAGGCTCTTCTTTAACCTCTGGTATTACCACTTTAGCAACTTCTTCAGCTACTGGTTCTTTTACTTCATCTATGTTAACCTTTATAGGTTCATTAGATTGATCACCTAATTTTTTAGGACTTGTTTTCTTGGATTTGATTTTAAAATCCCCTTCTTGTTTTACTTCTGACATAATATAATATAATTAAATAATTGTTTATTAGCTAGGGCCAAACTCTTCTATTCCGAATCCACCTAACACATCATTTCCTGATGATTCAAAGTTTTTAGGTAATCCTTCTGTTTGTCTTTGTTGTATTAACTCAGACTGCTGGGATCCCTGCATTTTTATTCTTTTATCTTTTCTATCTTCAATTTCTTTTTCTTTACTTCCTTCTGCATTTGCTCTTATTTGAGCTAGTTGCATATTAAAGTTGAACTCCTCAGCCATTAACTCTCTTTTTATTTGAGCTTCAGTTTGCATTCTTTGTATTTCAAACTGTGACTTAGCTTGCTCTATACTAACTTTTTCTTGGGTGAGCGCTTGTTGTTTCTGTACTTCAGCCATTGCTGCTTTTTCAGATGCTTCAGCATTTGCCTGTGCTTGCGCTTGAATGTTAGCTTGCTGCTGTTCTTGTTCTCTTTTTATTTTTTGAGTTTGCCTAAGCTTCAAAAATTGATTAGCTAACTTGATATTTTTTATTTGTCTAATATCAATTGCATCGGATAAAGCAATTGCTTGTGTCTGCAAAGCTACCTGTATGTTTTGCTCTAATAAAGCTTTTTCTTCATCCTCTGGCTCTAACTCTAAATAAATACCAAAATCATGCAACTGCAAATTCATTAACTCTTCTAGAGTTTTAGTATTGAACGTACTTATAGCGTTTGTTAAAGCATTTTCTGTTAAAGGATTTTCAATAACATCAGCTACTTTTAGACTTATATTCTCGCAAGTTCTAACTGTTAAATACAGTAAAGAGTCTAATACGTGTTTTGTTGCAATGTTAGAAGCATTAGCTGCCATTTTTTGCAAACCTACTAATGAATCTTTATGAGGAGCACTTCCGTCTCTTGCTTCATTTAATCCGGTTACATCTCTTATCATTTGCAAATAATACTGATATGTACCTATTAAGCTTTGTATTTTTCCTTGACCACTTGAAGATGATAATTCTTGTACAGGTACTTTACCTCTATTTAATTCACCGTCTTGAGTCAATGATCTACCTACAACAGAACCTGTTTGAAAATACATATTCAATGCTTCAGCTGGATTGTATGTTGTACCATTACCTAAATCTACTTCAGCTAAACCATCCATATCTAAGAATACACCATCTGGAACTATTCTAGACATCACTTGTTGTAATTTAAGATGTGTTATTTGAATCATATCAGCAAAGCTAGTAATTTTACTAACTATAGACTCTATACGTCCTTTATACATCCTAGGTGCAGATATACAGTAATTCATCATTACTTTTGTGGTATCAGCTGTTGGTCTAGTCATATTTTCAGCCAACTTCCACTCTAGCATTATATTTGTACCTAACACTTTTGCTCCAGTATATAAAACTTCTATTGTTCTAGATATTCTTTCAAAGTTATCGTTAGCTGGAGGATTAAACGTGTCAGGCTTTTCTAATGTTTTCTCTAATCCTTGATCTGTTTTCTTTATTTTAAATACTTGGTCTGAATACGTTTTGTACTCAAAGTATAATACTTGTATTGTATTTTCATCATAATTACCCCAGTTTGTCACATACTGCGAATTACCAGGCATATCCTGTATTTTTTCTAATTCAGCTGGTGATAAATTTGGAAACTGTTTTTTAAGCTCTGCTAAAGATATTGATTTAACTTCACCTACATAATATATATCTTCAAAGTTTGGATCCTCTGTATATGAATAAATCATATTAGCAGGGTCAACATAGTCAGTAACTATACCTTCTGCTTTGTTAAACGATGTTTTAACAGCCCCAATACCTATAGTAGTTAAATCATGAGCCAACCGTTTTTTTGTTTGCTCATACTTATTAAAAGCTAATACGTTATTTATAACTTCCTCTTCTGCAATTTCTACATTCTGCTTAGGAGTCATTTGTAAATGTATATCTAACTCTTCTCTGTTTTCAGGTAAACTTTCTAAGTCTCCTGTTGTTGAAAAGTCCATACCTAAGTTTTGTTTTATGTTTAACAAAGCTTTTTTGGTATTCATATCTTTTTCAACAGACGCTGCATAATCAGTTCTGCTTTTTACAGAAAACGGGTCTTGAGCAAAAGCATTTATATCGTATGACTTGTTCGACATTCCGTTTACAACAATATCAACAAACTTTGATATGACCGGTATTGGTTTCCAGTCTAAATTAAGATAAGATAAATCACCATTTATAGATAATTCATCTTTATACTTCTGTATTGATTGCTCACCTCTAGCGTATAAACGTAACGAGTGAAAACTATTCCAATTGTTTAAGTATCTATTACCGTTACCTCTTCCTTGATTGAACCATTCTTGTTCAATAGCTCTAGAGACTTGTAAGCCGTAGTCATAACTAGCTTTTACTTCGTCGCTAACAACCTGGTTAGGGAAAGAACTATCAGTATTTGTTTGTATTTTCATTTATCTTAATATTTTAGACGTAGAACCTCTATTGTCATATCTTTTAATTCCTAAATCGTAAACCTTTTTTTGCACTGGGCTAACCGGTGAATATAGGTTTTTGTTACAAGCCATTATTGCTAAACCGGAACTTATAGAAGCATCATGCTTTGTCCTATTGTTTATATTGAATTTACCCCAGTCTTCTAATGTTCTTTGAAAGTACATATCTCCATAACCAGCTTCTGTTTGTCCAACACAAGTTTCTATATATGATTCTATAGCTGCAGCGTGTGCTTGCTTTATATCTTCACTAGAGTTTGGTATACCGCCTATTTCTCTTTCAGTTACAGATAATTTGTTTAATCTTTTATCAGGTCTGTTCATTGAGAAGCCTCTATAACCTCTTCTTTTAAAATGATACAGTAATCTAGGTTTGTTGTTTTCCGCAAGTATTGGCATACCATAAAATATGCAAGCCATTAATACGTCTTCAAAAAATATCTCAGCAGTTTGTGGTCTAGCTATATATTCTAAAAAGAATCTGTTAGGTGGAACATCTTCCATACTAAACTTAGTTAAACCGTGCAAGGCTCCATTAGAACCTCTTTTATCAACTGTGCCTGATATATCATAACTGTCACAGCCAAAAGCGCCGCAGTGTTCATTACCTGGATATTTTGTATTACCTTTTGTTATAACTCTATTTTGCATTTGCACAGGTGGTACCCAACTAACGTTGAACCTACCGTTTTTATTTGGTACAAATATTACCTTAGTGTCTTTTATACCGTTTTCCCACATAAAACTTCCAGTGGTTATTATAGATGTATTCCTAAGGTCCTCGTTATAATCTATTTGTTCGTATATCTTTGTTAAGTTGAACAGAGATTGTTTTGCTTCATCTCTAAAAGCGTGTTGCTCCGTTCTTGGAAATTGACGATAGTATTCGTTTAAACCATCTTGATCCCCTTTTAATCCTTCAACTTCATTTGCCCAGTATTCAATTACTCCTTGCTTTATAGGTGATCCGTCAGGACCTTCAGCTGGTTTTTTTGGCGTTTCAAATACAGGAAATCCAAAAGAATCAATGTAGCCTTCGTAGTTCCATTCCATAGGAATGAACAAGCTATAGAGTCCCGAACGAGTCTGTCCATTTGCATTTCTTTTTGTTGTGTCGGAGTCATAGTATAGTTTTTTAAAGTTTTCGCCACCCTTATCTAAAGCATTTGACGTACTACCCATCATACACTTACCTATAATTTTTGAACCTAATCTCAAACAAGTTTTTGTAACCCTCCAGTTATTTAATATATTTGTAGGTCTTTCCCATTTACCACTTTCATCGTGGACTAATAGTTTTAATTTTTCACCGTCGTACGAGTTGTCCCCGGTGTTCTTCCAGTCGATCGTTGTATCGAGCCCGGTGATCTCTTGTAGCTTTTCATTGGTGTCAAGCTTTTTTCTCGTAAATTTGGACGCGGGTACTCTGTACGCAAGTTCCGTCTTCGGCCTGTCCATACCGTCCTGGATTGGTTTGAAGAAGAAGGGATAATTAACCGAGATGGGTACCACTTTATCAGTAAACATCTTTTTTGCATCTGGACCAGACTTTGATAAAATTCCGAATCTAGAGTCTGTGGATATTGTAGCTTGATTAACCGTTTCGCCTGAGGCCATGAAAGAAAACCCTGACCGTCTGTTCTTAAGATAGCACATTCCGTAACAACGTACATCTGATTTACAAGCTTCCCAGAATATAAAGAATAATCTGTTTGACTCCCTAAAGTCTGCTGCCCCAACATCAATTTTGGACCACTGCAAGTACATGTAGTGAGTGCCAGTAATATAAGAAGGCTTGTCTTTATTGTAAAACCAAAAACCTTCTTCACGCCTTTTAAATTCTGTATCAATATAGTCATACCATTTTTCTTTAAATTGTGAAGGGTATTCGTCCCAATCAAACACCGATTTTATTTTTGAAAGCTCTTTTGGGTATTCCATGTGTTTCCACTTGTCTCCTTCAAACTTAATAACATCATTTTCTTTTGGCAATGCTATTTTTACTCCTTGTATTTCGTAAATCTCCCCTATCTGTCCGGTCTTACTGATTACAACTACGTCATGTTCTTCGTTATAACCGTACTCCCATTTCTTATATCTGTTTAACCTTTTTAATATCTTAGGTTTAATATAGTCTTTTAATATTGCTACTAAGGTTTGTTCGTACATTATCTAGACCTTCCTTCTGCAAAACCTCTAAAAGCTTTTTCTTCTTTAGCTTCTTTTGGGTTTTCATTTAATCTTTCATCCTCCTCTTCTATTCTAGCAAGTATTTCAAAAGCATCGAATATAGCTAATTTTTTAGTTGCGGCAGCATTTTTAAGTCTGTCAGCTGATATATCATCTTCTGAGTCAACAATCTTTTCTTCTGCTACTTTAATTAACTCCTTAACTGCTTTTTGCCCAGCTAGGATTATATTCTTCTTCGTTTCTTTTGTGTTCATACTTTATAACAATATCATTAGATTTCATACAATAAACTCTCTGATCATCTATTATAAAGTCCCATTCACTTCCAGGCGTAAAGCCTACTGTATCTCCTGGGTTAATATTAAGCGCTTTTAAAGAACTATTACCTATTTTTAATATACCAATAAGCTCTTGCTCTTTTTGTGATCTTAAAGTGTCTTTGTTTTTTAAAGGCATTACAAAGCACCTGTCCCCAAATGATTTCCAATCCTCTGTATTTTTATACAAATATATTTGATCTGCTGAACAAAAGTGTAAGTCATCTTTAAAATGAGATCTACTTCTTTTCTTATTACCTCGGATATCATAAAAAACTCTAAACACATTATGATGTATTATTATGATGTCTCCTTTTTTTATACTTGTTTTAAAAGCTTTTGGTGTTTCAACTACTATAGCTAAATTGTTTACAGACTTAAAGTCTTCAATTTTAGTGTTTAGTATTAATGTAACGTCGCCTAGCTTTATTTTATTGTCGTATCTATCGCCAATTGGTTTAACGATAAAATCGTATAGACTTCTCATTTAATATTCTAAATCATACTCAACGGATATTGCCATGTTAGAATTAAACTTCTTCCATGGCATAACCTCGTTTCCTTTCTTTATGTAAATACTGTAAGAATTAGATTGTGTGTCATGTAATATACAATCTATAGTATGCCCTCCATAAACGTTTTGCCCTACTGAATAGTGCATAGCGTCGTTCTTATAGTCAGAACCTATACTTATTTTTCTTACAACAGAGCTCATTACTCAGCTATCTCAAGAGTTTTTGTTTCCTCTTCTTTTTTAGCTTCTTCATAAGTTCCATCAGCTAAGTTCACGGTAATGTCCCCGTACTCTTCCCTGATTTCAGCTTTGATACCATCTAACTCTTTTACAGCTTCAAAATGTGCTGCTAGGTACTCTGCTTTTCTTGCCTCTAAAAATCCTACCTCAGTAAGTATAGAGTTCATTTTTCCTGTTGCGTCTTTAATAGACTTTAATTGTTCATCTTTTAATTTTCCCATTTTATTTAATTTAATTGGTTACTGTTATTACTATTATTACTTGTTTTTAATCTTTTTACTTTTTAAATAAAGGTCCTAGCTTATCTACTATTTTCTCACCACTTCTACCTATTACATAACCCCCAATACCTATTTCTAGTAAACCCCAAAACTGAGGCTCTAGTGTGGGTGTTATTAGTTGCGCTGATAACTGTGATATAAATTTTGTATATATTATTATAAAACCAAATGAAAGCATTAGTATTGGTCTCCAGCTTCTCTGCAACCAATTACCATTAGCTTCAGCTACAATGATCTCAGTTTGCATTTTTTGCAACTCTAATTGAGCATCTTGCAGTACTTTGAATATTTCATTTCTAGCATTTAGTCTTTCTTCTTCGCTAGTGAATAGGTTATCAACCACATCTCCAACCTGTTTAAAGACTTTGGTGCTAAAAAAATCTAATATCTTTTTCATATAATTACTAGAAGCTTGAGTCTTCTAATCTTTTTTGAAGCCCGGCAAATTTTCTGAAACTTACGCTTTCATTTTTATAAGGGTTTTTAGCTGTTCTTTGCAGCGCTTTACTTCCAAGAGATTTAAAATGTTCTGTAGGGTCTGGATTTACCTTTTTTTTACTAGGTTTTTTTGTCTCTGGTTTTTTAGGATCTTCTTCTATATGAAGAGGTGAAATAAATCTTTTTATTTTAAATGCCATAATTATTTTGCTTTTCTGTATGCCTCAGCCTCCCAAGGTAAGTTTTTAGCTCCTTCTTTCATTTGAGCTCTTGAATATTTTTTTCCTTTCCAGTATACATTGTTATTGTCATAATCTAAATCACCGCGCTTCATTTGATCTATATGCACTTTTTCGTGGTTTATGACGCTGTTTAATTTAGCTGGAGATAAGTTATTGTTTATAACAATAGTACCGTTATTATTAGCTTTTCCTAAAACGCCGTCTTCCATATCCACACTATAAATAGGTGTATTATCTATAGCGTATGGAGGATTTTGTAATTTAAAAGCCATTAATTTACTTTTTGCAGTGCTTAGACATCCATGAACCACCCATATTAAGAGGCGATTTACCTAATTGAGATTTATATCCTTTGTTAAGATTTTTAACAGCAGATCCCTTATCCATTTTTGCTTCGTTGTTTTTGTCGTTGTAGTTTT